GGAAAGACAAAAGACGGAACAGTCACATTGGAGGATGTACATGTCAGTTAGTATAGAAGAAGCGTTAGCACAACTTGATCCTAAGTTAAGAAAAAGATTAGGAAGTGGGGTAGGTATAAACTATGAGTACCAGCCAACACCAAGTTATGGACTAAACCGTGCTCTTGGAGGGGGACTTCCTTATGGTAGACAGGTTCTTATTTGGGGATCAAAGTCATCAGCAAAGTCTTCTATGTGCCTTCAAATGATTGCACTAGCCCAAGCCGAAGGTAAACTATGAGCATGGATTGATTCAGAAATGTCATACTCAGAAGAATGGGCTAGAACTCTTGGGGTAGATCCAGAAAAACTAATCTACTCACAAGCAAGAACTATTAGCGACATGGTAGATGTAGGTGTTGGATTAATGAACGCTGGAGTGGATCTAATTGTGGTAGACTCTATTACATCAATGCTTCCAGCAATCTATTTTGAAAAAGATACAGATGAAATGAAGGCATTAGAAAACACTAAACAGATTGGAGCAGAATCTCGTGACTTTAGTAACGCATGGAAAATGCTTAATTATGCTAACAACAAGGTTAAGCCTACTCTTCTTGTTCTTATTTCCCAGTCTCGCAATAATATTAACGCTATGTATACTAGCCAGCAGCCTTCTGGTGGTCAGGCTACTAAGTTTTATTCTTCTTGCATTGTTAAGTTATTTAGTTCCGAGTCAGACAATCAAGCGATTAAAGGAAAGATTAAGGTAGGAGACAAATTAATTGAAGAAAAAATTGGTAGAACTATTAAATGGGAACTCCAGTTCTCAAAAACCTCCCCAGGGTTTCAATCTGGCGAGTATGATTTTTATTTTAGAGGTGATGATATTGGTCTTGACACCATCGGCGATCTTGTTACTACTGCTGAACTAAATGGTATTGTAGAGCGAACAGGTGCTTGGTACATCCTTCCAGACGGCTCAAAGGTGCAGGGGAAAGAGGCGTTTGTTAATCGTGTTAGAGAGGATCTTGATTTGCAAGAATCTATCAAGACAAAACTAAATGGCTAATTTTACTGTTTATAATGGAAAGTTTGTTTGCCATGAATGCAAGGTAGAAGTAAGGTCACTAAGACTTTATTCAGAAACAAAGACAATGACCTGGATGTGTCCAAGTAAACATCTAAGCACGGTCAAGTTTGGAAAGCAGAAATGGAAGGGTAATGACAGAGAAGAGTGAGTCCAAAAGAATAGGGGCTAAGCAGCATAAGAACTCTGGTCGTAACACTCAAAAGGGGGATGCCTCTTGGAGAAACTTTGTTGTAGATTTTAAAGAAGTTGGAAAGTCTTTTACATTAAACAAAGAGGTTTGGGCAAAGGCAACAACAGATGCAATGAAGAATGGAAAAGATCCTGCCATAGTGGTTGTAATTGGCGAGGGAAACGCAAAGATTAGGCTTGCAATAATAGAGATGTCAATATTGGAACAGATATCAGATAGTGGTATAATATAATTATGGAACAAGGAATTAAGGGTAGGGCTTACGATCAATATCAAAAACTAGTAAACTCTCAAAAAAAAGTATCTAATCAAGACTTTGAGGTTATGATTGTTGATGATATTTTTAATGAAGCAGATGTTGCTTATATCTATAGCATTGTAAACAATACCCCAGAAGACAAAACAAAACTACAAAAGTGGGCTGGGCATAGAGCCTGGCATGTAAAACTTCCAGAAATTGAAGACAAGATTAACAAGGCTGTAGAAAAGACATCTCTTGCTGGCAAGGTTAGATTAGTTGGGGATTATTCGTTTGCAAGATATGATCCAGCCTATGGATATGAGTGTAAACTTTTTCCACATTGCGACTTAAGAGATGAACAAAGAATTACGTTTGATATTCAAGTTCACGCTGATCAAGACTGGGGCCTTGTTGTAGAAGACAAAAGTTATTTTTTAAAAGACAATCAAGCACTAGTTTTTGCTGGAACACAGCAAACCCATTGGAGGGAAATTACAAAAATTCTTCCTGGAAACAAAATAGATATGATTTTTTGTCATTTAGAATACATAGATCCAGTCCCTCTGGATAAAGATCAAGATATGATTTTATCAGAAAGAACAAGATTTCTTTCTGAATTTTACAATCTTGAAGCAAATGAAGAATTATATAAAGACTAAACTACTACAATACAAGGAGACACTATGAAGCAAGATGAAATAAATACAATAGTAGAGAATGTCTTTACTAGCCAAGAAGTCAACGAAATTTATAAGGCCGTACAGAATAATAGCGGTGGATCTTTTATAAAGAACCATGCTCAGGCAAATACTTTTATTCAGTTGCCAGATGCAATTATTGAAAAAGTTACGAGTATTGCAAGATCTGTAAGTGGAAATAAAAGAATTATTTTGTCAGAGTACTGCCACGCAAGGTACAATAACGTAACAAGTAACTGTGGTAAATTTCATTACAAGCCATCATTGTTTCCACATTACGATGAAACATTTAAAGAGCCTAGATTCACTTTTGATTATCAGATACAGTCAAATGTTGAGTGGCCACTTATTGTTGAGCCAGATCAAAGTTTTACATTAAAAGATAATCAGGCATTAACATTTAGTGGAACACATCAGATTCACTGGAGAGAGCCTAAGAACTTTGCAGACAATGAGTTTGTGGAGATGGTGTTTTTTCATTTTGTAGATCCAGAAGCAGAAACAAAAGACCTAGAAATTAATAAGGTGCTAAAAGAAAAAGCGTCTATCTATATGGAACAGTTCTTTGCAAACGGTGGTTTTACTAATGACGACTCAGAATAGTGTTCCAGGTCTTCACAAATATCTAACTGGCTTTGAAAACTATACAAAGCCATTGCCATTCTATATAGATGATCTATTTACTGCTGAACAAGATGCAGAGATAAGAAGAAGAATTGAACAGAATAGACTTATTGAGCCTTTCTTTATTGGTGATAAGATTGAAGATGGATATATTCGTCAATCAGAATTTAAAAGTCGATATCAGCCAAAGATCCCACGCAACATGGCAAGAATGTTAATTGAATTTGACATGCCAGAAGATTGCGAAAAGCGTTTAGATGAAATCGCAAAGCCACTATATAAGGGAGACATAGCCTTATGTCACTGGAACTATATTGATTATAATATAAACTATGGTTATGGAGATAACTCTCCAGCCTTACCACCACACCTAGATGCTGATGAAAATCTTGTAACTATTAACTACTGTCCAAACACAAATATAGATTGGGACCTGTATGTAAGTAACTGGGATGATACTAATAATTTTACAAAATATTCCCTGAAGAGCGGACAAACAATTGTCTTTAGTGCTGTTAATCAAATACATTGGCGACCAAAGCGTAAGTTTAAAGAAGGTGAGTTTTGTGAGATTATAAGCATGGACTATTGCCCTACAACAAGTTATCGTTTTACTGGTGAAGATAATCCTATTGATCCAGAAAAAAATAAAGACAAAAGAAAAAAATATTTAGATGAGTTACAATCAAGACAGGATATGCAGTCAGCATTTAAAAAATGGAATGAAGACGGAATTTTAGATGGTATATCAATAGAATCGATGGGATAAAATGGAACAAAACAATACAACGATAGACATGATAAATGGATTGTCAGAAATTGCAGACTACATGGGTGACGAAGAACTTACAACTGCTTTAACTTTTATAGCCAAAGTCATTCTTAAGCCAGACATACCTTTAAATGTTGCTACGGTTGAAATAGTGAGACTACAAGCCATTGCTGCTAAAATGGCCTTCAAAGCCACCTGGATGGCTAATGTTGACAAATCAGATCGTGGTAAAAAGAATATCTACTACACTGCTGCAGAATCTATTAACAATTTAGTGTCGGCACTCAAATATATTACACGCTAGTCTGCTATACTTATAGTAATAGAAACGAGTAAAATATGACAAAAAGTTTATTACAACAGATTATGGTTAAGCAAGAAAAGGCACCTATCCACCCAGTGGATGCTGCTGGGCTAACTGAAAAAATTCAGTCTGGCTATATAGTTAATCGTATTGACAAACAAACACAAAAGAAGACTTTTGCACCATCAACTATTGCCTATGGGCATGGAGAGTGTCCAAGATATTGGTACCTTGCTTTTGACGGACAAATGTTTGAGGATGATGCAACACCTTATAGCGCAGCAAACATGACTGCTGGTACAAAGTCACATGAAAGAATTCAAGAGGCTATGGGCAATGTGCCAGATTTCCTTGTTGATTCAGAGTTTAAGATTACACATAACGATCCACCAATATTTGGTTACGGGGATGTTATTGTTAATTGGCAGGGAGAAGAACTCCTTGGTGAAATTAAAACAATGATGAACGAAGGGTTTGAGTACCGTAAGGCCCACATGAAACCAAAGACTGGTCATTTAATCCAGTTGCTTATTTATATGAAAATTCTTAAGAAGCCTAAAGCAGTTCTTATTTATGAAAATAAAAACAATCATGAATTGCTTATTCTTCCAGTAGAAGTAAATGATTATTATCGTCGGTGGGTAGACCAGACGTTTGAATGGATGAGATCAGTTCGTAAGGCTTGGGTTGACAGGACCCTTCCTGAAAAGAACTATCGCTCAAATTCAAAAATTTGCAAATCGTGTCCAATTAAAAAGGCATGTGATGCTGCTGGTAAGGGAGACTTTAAACTAAAGTCTATGGAGCCTCTAGATGGTAATTTGCCAATGGTGTGACAAACAATTTCAAACAGAGATAAATTATCAAATATATTGCTCTTCAGAGTGTAGAGAAAAATCAACAAAAGAAAAAATTGCTCTTCGCTATATGATGGGTAAAAGAAAAAATAGGATTGGTAAAGATAGAAGATGTAAATCTTGTAACGAAAAACTTTCTATTTATAATGATGAAGAACTTTGTAGTATTTGTAATGTTAATCCAAAGGATGTAACGAAAGCAATAAAAAATATTAAGGGGTACATGAATGGCAAAGAATAAGTGGGGTATGGAATTACCTCCAAAAACCATTTGTGCCATTGACGCCAGTACCAACAGCCTTGCTTTTTCTTTGTTTTCTGGAGAAAATCTAGGTATAGTGGGTAAGATTAATTTTCAAGGAAACAATACCTATGAAAAAGTTATGGACGCAGGGAAAAAAGTAAAGGGATTTTTTGATTACTATGGAGGGTTTGAGGCAATAATTATTGAGCACACAGTGTTTATGAATAGTCCAAAAACTGCTGCTGATCTTGCATTAGTTCAGGGAGCAATCCTTGGGGCAGCAGGCCAATCAGGAACAAAAGTAATTGGAACTGTTTCTCCGATTACTTGGCAGAACTACATAGGAAATAAAAAAATATCTAAAGATGAACAGGTTGTCATAAGATATCAATATCCTGGAAAGTCTATCTCTTGGTATAAGACATACGAAAGAAACCTTCGTAAAGAAAGAACAATAAAATTTATTAACACAATCTATGATAGAACTATTACTGATAATGATGTTGCAGATGCTTGTGGGATTGGTCACTGGGCTGTAAAAAATTGGGGGAAAGCAATTGGAGTTGACAAATAATATTATGGCTGCTAAACTATATACATCAGAAGTCTTTATGCGTAAGAGATATCTTATGGATAAAAAGACTCCAGAAGAGATTGCAAAGGAATGTGGATGCTCACTAGAGACGATCTATGTTTACCTTGCTAAGTTTGGATTAAGGAAATCAAAACGATGAATAAATTTGAAAAAGCATTGGTAGCACTTGCTGTTGCAGGTAGCGTTGGTTTTGCCTTTGCGTTTGCTGCGCTAAAAGGCATTCCAGAAACATTTGATTGGGAAACTGACGAGGAGGAGTCTTATGAGTGATAATCTAAACATAACAGTTGACCAAGTAAATAATCCATTGCACTACACATCAGATCCATCGGGTATTGAGTGCATTGAGATAACTCGTCATCGTAATTTTAATATTGGTAATGCTTTCAAGTATCTTTGGAGAGCAGGACTTAAGGATGAAGCAAAGACCATACAAGATTTAGAGAAAGCAATCTTTTATATTAAAGATGAAATAAACAGACTAGAAGGCAAGTATGTCAACTGAAGACGATCTAGTTAAGCATCTTGACCAAGTCAACTTGGTAGTGGAAGAATACCTAAAGGGTAATGATCCAACAGTAATCTCAAAACAACTTGCTATACCAAGACAAAGAGTAGTAACACTTATCAATGAGTGGAAGGTTATGGCATCTGCTAATGATGCTATCCGTGCTCGTGCTAAAGAAGCATTAGCAGCAGCAGATACTCATTATAGCAAATTAGTTTCTCGTACATATGAAGTTATTGATGAAGCATCAATGACAAACAATCTTAGCGCAAAGACTGCTGCAATTAAACTTGTCATGGATATTGAGTCTAAGCGTATTGACATGCTACAAAAGGCTGGTCTGCTTGAGAATAAAGAACTTGCAGAAGAAATGATGGAGATTGAGAGACGTCAAGAAGTTCTTGTTTTAATATTAAAAGATATTGCATCTGAGTATCCACAGGTTCGTGATGAGATTATGCGTAGACTTTCTTCGTTTGCAAAAGACAACGAGGTGATTACCGTTGTCCACGACGTTCAATGATTTTCTTGAAGTACTTAAAGATAACCATTTTCAAGAGACACCAGTAAATGCAAAGACATTTGTTGAGGGTGAAGCCTATCTAGGCCAGCCTGGACTTTCTGATATTCAATATGACATTGTTGAAGCAATGAGTCAGATATATCGTAAAGAAGATCTCATTGATATAATGGGAGAAGAAGAAGGCACAAGATACTTTGAAAAATATACTAAGAATGAAATTATCCTGCAACTTGGCAAGGGATCTGGAAAAGACTTCGTATCAACAGTAGCATGTGCATATATTGTATACAAACTATTATGCTTAAAAGACCCAGCAAAGTATTTTGGTAAGCCATCTGGAGATGCTATCGACTTAATCAACGTTGCTATTAACGCACAGCAGGCTAAGAATGTTTTCTTTAAAGGTTTTAAATCAA